ACACAAAGATGGCTCTGCTAAGATGCATCAAATAACTGTCATTAGTGGTCCCACAGAGGTGAGCTCTTGTTTCGGAGGCCTATATCCACTGGGGACTCTGAAGTCAATGATGGGGAATGCCATGAAGAATCTGGAAGGCAAGATCTTCTGCTCTGTTGGAGGGAGGTCAATAGAGGAAGATGAGGATGGGGTGTTATCCCTAATTGACAGCTTTAAGGAAGATCCTCAGGATCAGTATATCTCTTGCCATGGTACTCCTAAACTAAAAGTAGTGGAGTACAAGAAACATGGATCAAGAGCCAGAGGAGAAAAACATGCTGTAGACTGTGTAACAGGCACACAGATTGGAGGGTCCAGGAGAAGAGGAGATTTGAATGCTCTTGCAGATAGGGTTCAGTCTGAGATTACCACTTCGCCTGCACCAACTGTCAAAACTACTGTCAAGGCCATTGTTCTGGCTGCCTTACTGGCAACAGCAGTAGTGAGAGGTGATCCTCACCTGGACAATAGGCCCGGGAGTGGGACTTATGGCACTGACTCTGCTAATTCTGGGACCAATTGCTCACCACTGAAATATGACTCCAATTGTGCATCTTGGGAGCTGCAAAAGGATAAGGAACTTTACCCATTCTTTAATACTTTCCCCTACAAGTACTCCCTCATTGAGGCCATTCCCAATTCTCTAGTGCACATTGATGAGGCCAATGTCTGCAAGGTCACCACATCCAGCCCAGCTAATACTGTAGAGTGCTTAAAGTCTCTCAGATCAATCAAATTTTCATGCCCTAGTGGATTTAAGTCTGCTTACTTTGTGCACTCTGACGGAAAGGTTCGAGGCATCAAGTGTGACACACAACACCAGCTAACCCCAGATTGCATGTTCTGTCAGAAGACAGAGGACAATAGTCAGCCAAAGGACATCATCTCACTACAAGATGCTGTCTGTCAAGCAATTGGAACTGAATACAATGGCCCCATTATGAGAATACCAGGATATTGTAAGATTGGAGACACAGTTTTAAGAGATTGTAGCCAGAAAGACGTCATGTATGAAAGGATGGCCTTTTTAGTAATGAGGAACAAAAAACTGTATGTCCCTAGCTTAATTATTCAGAGCTTAGATTCCATCTCTCTAGATCACATTAGGTGTTACAGACATAAGAAGCAACACGGGGTTGGAGATAGCTCTTCAGACGTAAAAGACTTAATCTCAATCAAGCCTACTGAGTGCAAGCAGATGGATTCTACTAAGGTGAAGAAATGCACAGGTGATGAAATCTTCTGCAGCCACTTTGAGTGTGACAAAGAGAGGCCTGACACATACTGCTTCTATGCTAATGGTTCTGGTATTATACAGGCACAGTACAATGGTGTATGGGTTCATCCTGTCTGTCTAGGTTATGAGACTGTGCTAGTTGAGAAGCAGAGATTAGTTGAGCCAGTCCTCAGGGCCACAGACTGTGCATCATGCGTAGTTAAGTGCAGAGAGGAAGAAATAGAGGTCAATTCAAATGGATTCTTGATCACATCAGCAATAGCCTGTTATCATGGAGAATGCCTCACAAAGACACAGGCCCCTAGGCAGGTTGTGAAGATTTTGAAATCACCATCACTCAAAGTTCATGGAGGAGAAGTTGGTATTCATTTGTCCACAGAAGGTGAGGAGCCTTCTTACCACGTGACAGCTAAGTGTGAGGCTATGGATCCTTGCAAAGCTTATAGCTGCTTCTTCTGCTGGGAGAATGCTTTGAACTTCCACTGCCACACAGCTATTTCAAGCCTCATTCTTGCCCTTTCAATCGGGTCAATATCATCAGTTATCATAGGCAGTCTATACAAACTTTCAAAAGGAACAGTTTTTGCAGTGAAATATGGCAGAAATCCCATTTTGTGGGCGATCCGATTTGTTGTGTGGCTTTTCTACAAGTTAAAAACCAAAGTTTTCATGAGATTCAAGAAGTTGAATGAGAAGATCGAGCATGATGTTGAAATGCAGAATTTCACCATACAACAGCCATCAAGGCCCAAGCTTAAGAGCCTGAAGGTAGAAACAGGGGCAAGCTCAGGGCCTACAAGGGTAAAGCCAATAAATTATTATCTATATGGGGCCACAATAATGTTGGGCCTAATTCAGAATTCTTACTGCTGTTCAGAGAATGTCATTGCCTCTTCTAAAATCAGCTCCTGTTTCATTGAATCAGGAAAGCATGTTTGCAAACTATCTGGAGTTATCAACTTGAGAGTTGGCACAATAGGATCAGAGTCCTGCCTGATGGTGAAGGGGCCTCTGGAAGGGCAAGTGGAAGCTATTAGGATTAAGACAAAGTCTAGCGAGCTTGTCTGCCAGGAGGGCTCTTCCTTTTGGACAAACCACTTTGCTCCAACTTGTTATTCTTCAAGAAGATGTCACCTTGTAGGAGAGTGTGTAGGATCCAAATGTTTAGAATGGAACTCTAGTGTGGTGTCTCAAGAGTTCAGGTCTATGACAGAGCCACACCTCATGGTGGAAAATGTCTGCTTTGAGCAGTGTGGAGGCATTGGTTGCTCATGTTTCAATGTGAACCCCTCTTGCTTGTTTGGTCTCACTATATTAAAGCCCACCTATAAAAAAGCAGTGAAGGTGTTCCAGTGTGCTTCCTGGTCTCATAGGATATCATTAGAAATTTCTGCCCCAAGGCTTCCCACAAAAACTCTGACACTATCCTCTCTATCAACCCAAATTGCAGAGTGGGGAAGTATCACACTATCTGTTGATGCTGACAGCATGGTGGACAATAACAACCTTAGCTTTCTAAAGACCCATGATGGTGAGTATGCCCTAATTGAAGATGTTATGACCACTTCTCCAACCAAAGGTCATCTTGGTGAGGTTAGGTGCCAAACAGAGCAGCAGGCAACTGTTGGATCCTCCTCCTGCCTAAGAGCTGACAAACTAGTAGATTACAGGCCTCAGTATAATATTTTGAGTTGCACGTCAAAATTAATTGATCCTCATGCCATTCTAAAGAGAAATGGGCTTCCTCAAAAGAGGGGCAAGTACATGTACACCCCTTCAATAGGCCTAGACACTATTCAAGCAATCTCCCAAGGTGTGATTGAAGCAACAATGACTCTAACATTAGACAATTATGAAGTGTCATTTCTTTCTGATAAGGCTGAATGCTCAGCTTCATTTATAAATATTACTGGTTGTTACTCATGCTATAGTGGTGCAAACCTGTGCTTTAGGGTGTCCGCGAGCACCTCTGCTTCCTTTGTGGCCCGAAGTAAAGATGAAACTAAAGTCTTCAGCAAGACAATCCCACATGGACTCAGCGAACATTGTTCTCTGATGCATTATTCTGCTCCTGTGGTTGACGAGGTTTTTGAATATAGTTGTGGCTCAGAGTGGAAGAAGATTCAGGTCCATGGCAATTTGGTATTGTTGTCACTCACTGATGATCATATTGAAGGAGGATCTTCCATTATTGTTAGCCCTTCATCAGGATCTTTCTCTATGCTGGGCTGGTTCAATGGCCTCCTATCCTGGTTGGGAGGGCCTTTGAAGGCATTCCTTCTGATTCTTCTGTATGTGGTAATCACAATTGTATTGCTTGTCACAGTCATTACAGTCCTGAAGTTTGGCTTACGCTCCCTAATCTTAAAGAAGCATAATTGAAACACTCGGGCATGCAGAAACAAAATTAGATTTTAGTTAAGGCAAAATATGAGATGAAATAATGAATGAAAATTGAGATTATAAAATAAATAAAAACAAAAGAACAAAAAGTGAAAGTGGAGTTAGAAAAAATAAAATTAAAATAAAATAAAACAAAAAATAAAAAGATAAAAAAATAAAAAAAATAAAAAAATAAAAAAATAGAAAACTAAATAAAAAACCACCCTGGGCAGTGGCTTTGGGAGGAGAGGCTTAATCATCATTAGCACCCTCTCAAGAGATATTAACTCAGATATTCTTAGTTGCATGAGGCAGATTTCACTTATAGATCATGTGACTGTAGAGCCGGTCTTTGTGT